CCCCCCTACCCCCTGCCTAATATACTACTAGAACATATAACTTATGAAACATCAACACGCTACATGTAGTGTGTATGTATATGTATATATGGGTGATCATAGCGCTACCCCTGTTAGGTAACGTCGCGAAATGATTATTGTGCGACGTAAGCCTGACCCCTGTTATAACAGAGGCGACTAATCCAGTACACTTTGGATGTTTAGCTTCACAGTGGCGCTTATGTTACGCTGGACCGCTTTACCGCGAATGTGTTCTATAACAAAGTGCGCGTTTTTTGTGGCGATGCGTTCATCCTCAGAATGTAGCAGCTCGCTCACACGGTCTATAGCCTCACTTCCTATCTGATCCAGGCTATTTTCTATATATTGCATAGCACTCACGCTTTTATTTTTTGTTACGATTCTCATAGCCCGCTGTTCGGGCGCTTTATAATCGGGCTCAAGATCTCGGACCGCCTGCGTATTGTTACCGCTCAAGATCACCTGCGCAGCATGATTCGCTACTGTTCGCGGTGTGATTCGCTTATAAGGGCGCTTTGGTTTTTGTTGTCTGATGCTCATGGTTTTATTTTAGCATAACAGGCCAGCGCCTCGCGTTGTGTATGTTTGGTGATTCGCTTATATATACGCGCGATCATCATTCATACACTGCTTATGGTCCCGAATTGTTAAGAGTTTATGATCATTTCTATACTTTTATTATAGCACTCTGACCCCTGTTAAACAAGACTTTTTTAGACTTTTTTTCATAAAACTGTTGACATTGAGCCTATGGTCCAGTATAGTTAGGGACATCAGCAAGCAACACGGCAAGCTGAGAACATCACAAGCCAGCGAGTACGATAGTAAACGCCTATCATGAATCAAAATAGTGCTACTCGCTCAACTGTGATGACTAACGGAGAAACAAGCGCGAGCTATCTGATCACAGCCTGGATAGTAAACGAGAAGCTGTTATAAACACACCGCCCCCGCGCTCTCCACCAAAAAACAAAAACAATAAACAGAAGGGATTCTATGCAAGGTTATAGAACAATTCGCACAAAAAACGGCAACTATAAATTCGTAAAGAAGAGGGAGGAATTCTACTACTTCACCAAGTTTAGCAATATCATTTTCCCGTACGTCGTCGCAATTCTAGCGGGTTACGGCTTCGTGGATCTACTACTCACCGCTAATGGTTTCTAACAATAATTTCATGGTACTCAGCTACCGCCTGGCATAGTCACGGCGCGCTACTGAGGGACCGCCAAAGAAAGCAGGCATATCTATGCAATCACTAGAGAAAACACTACAGATGATCATCGACGGGATCGATGGCTATAAATTCGGCAAGATCGAGATCATCGCTACACCTATCAGGGGTACCAAAGTGGGATACGCCACGAAGTACCGCCAGGGTAAAACAGTATCAGGCAAGATCGTCATCGATTCACGATTCGTCGAGTACGGTAACAATGGCCACGAGGCCGAGTTACTGGATACGATCCGCCACGAGCTCGCTCACCTGATCGCTGAAACACTCAACACGAAGAAGAAGCACGTCTGGCACGGGCAAGCCTGGAAAGACATCCACGCAGCTATCGGGGGCAACGGCGAGCGCTACTACTCAGGATCATTCGTCAAGCCCGAGAACGTCGGCAAGAAATTCACACCGATCACCGAGCTCTATGGGGTACTGCCAAAGCAGCCCAAAGAAGACTGGGAGCGGGGCACCTTCCGCCAGTGGCTCGAGCGTGGCTATCACGTCATCAAGGGCCAGAAGGGTACACTGAGCGTCTGGGAATTCAAGGGCAACGCCTACGAAGCCGAAGACGGCAAAGAATCCGACTGGGGCCGAGCATCAGCTGTATACTTTACACCTGATCAAGTCGAGGCAAATGTACCACGGGAGGCAAAATAATGCACACGGTACACCTGAACGGGGCCGATGCTCAAAAGATCGCTGATCTTATGGGCGGGGTCCTGATCATGACTAACGTAACCGATGGCACGGCGCTCATATCTGGCGGGGACCCTTCAAAGATCCCCGCCACGGATCGACCCGATCACCGTATACACGGCAAAACGATATTCATCGAAGGTAACGGGATCTATGGCCACTATCTAGTGGATGGCGATCAAGTTTACAAATTCACCGAGATCGATGGCGACGAAGTGGCCCAAAAGTTTCACACCGTCGGCGATCTACCGCTCAACACCGAAGCCAAGCTAATCAACGATCTGCGAGGCGAGGGCAAGATATAAATTGTGAAAGTATCGCGGGATCTGCGAGGTCCCGTGTATACTCTCATTATAGCATAATAACAGGGGTAAATATACCCAGAAAGAAGCAACGAAATGGCAACGAAAGAACAGATCAACGCACTCACAAAACTCACCAAAGCAAATGCAGCTCTTCCGATTCTCAGCAACGTGAAATTCGAAACGGGCAAAATATCCGCCACTAATCTTGATATGGCGATCATCATCGAAGATGAAGACGTTACTCAGAACGGTTATGTTCTGGGGCCAAAGCTCAAGAAAAGTGGCCTGGCCACGATTCAAAAACACTGGGGCCTGGTTGACAATACCGAGCACAAGCCCGAAGACTGGCCCGAGATCAAGCCGAATGAAGCGACGCAATCAGTAAACGAGGCCACGATCAGCGGGATGCTGGACGCGCTCACTACTGTATCGAAAGACGATTCACGGCCCGTACTCACTGGGATCGAGCTGGCAAATAGCACCGCTACGAGCACCGATGGCTACCGCCTCATAACTCGAAACACTGGCCACTCACTCAACATGATCATACCGAGCGCAGCCGTCGAGATCATCAAAACTACCAAGCTCATGCATAACTGGATGATCGGGTACGACAAAGAACAGGTAACATTCAAAAATGGCAAATTCACACTAGTGGCCCGCCTGATCGATGGCACCTATCCCGACTGGCGCAAGCTGGCACCTGCCAAAGCAGCGCGACGCGTTACAGTGAAAGCAGCGCTACTCTATGAAGCACTGGACCTGATCGAAGGGGGCAACATCCGCCTGGACCAAAACGGCGGGGTCTATGTTCAAGCTGGTGATCGCGACGATAGCAAGCGCAGTCTGATCGCGGTTATGAAGCCCGATACTGACATCGAGCTCAACATCAACTACATGCATATCGTTATGCCACTCAAGGGCACGAGCAGCGATCAGGTACTACTCAACGATAGCTACGTCCGCGATGCAGTTGGAAAATCAGAGTACGCAGAATTCAGTTTCAACGGCGCGCTGGAGCCCGTAGTAGTACAGGGGGTTTCACGATGAGCTTCGAAACTAAAAACACAGGCTGGGCCCGCATCATAGCGAGCCTGGCCTGGCACCTGATCACGGGAAATCTACGCCGTGGATAAGGGACTATTTGACAACTTAGAAAACGCATGGTTTGTGGTGGTCTGTCTGGTGATAGCATCACAAATCATACTCTGGGGATGGGATCTACTACAATCATGGCTACACTAGAAAAATTCAAAACATGGCTAGGCAAGCGGGGCGTGGTGATTCTGGACCCGACAAATGAGTGGGAGCTGGTCCGCTTCAAAACTGACAACGGCACGAGCGTGATCTACACGAACAAGCGCGGGCACCTGACTTTTACGGGCGAATCAGAAGCAGCTCATACCGCCTGGAAAGCGGGCCGATCCTGGAAGCCCGTCGACCGTAAACGCAAGGCACTGCGAGCGAAGAAAGCGAAGATAGCAGCCCGCGACGGCAAAAAATGTTTCGTACACAATGCAAAAATGACGTTTGACGAGCTCACGATCGAGCACCTACTCAGTTTTTCGCATGGTGGTACCGACAACATCAACAACCTGGCCCTGGTCTGCGATCCATGCAATAAGGATCTGGCAAATATGCCACTCACCAAAAAGATAGAGCTCATCATCGAGCGAAGGGGGCAAAATGTATAAACTACGAGACTACCAGGCCGAAGCGGTGGACGTGGCCGTTAAAAAACTCAAGGGCAATAGCAAGCCGTTCATCATCATGGCAGCAACAGGCGCGGGCAAGTCACTGATCATCGCTGATATTTGTCACAAGATCGACGAGCCTATTCTGATATTGCAGCCAAGCAAAGAAATTCTCGAGCAGAATTATGCCAAGCTAATCAGTTATGATCCGATGATCGACGCGGGTATTTATAGCGCAAGTGTTGGACGGCGCGAGGTCCGAAAATTCACCTTCGCTACGATCGGCAGCATCTACAAACAACCTCAGAACTTCAAGCACTTCAAATACGCGATCGTCGACGAATGCCACGGCCTGAATGCTAAAAATGCTGATGGGATGCTCACGAGTTTCTTCAAAGCAATCGAGTGCGAGCATATCTGTGGACTGACCGCCACGCCGTACCGCATCGATACACTGTGGACCCGTGAAAAAAACGGGGATCTGACAAGCACCGCATCGCTCAAGATGATCAACCGAATCAGTCGGACCCCGTTTTTCAAAAGCATCGCTTATAAAATCGAAACAGCCGAACTACAGGCCGAGGGGTACCTGGCACCGATCCACTACTATGCCGAGAGTAAAGACTGGTCCAGTTTACGCATCAACAGCACGGGCGCTAATTTTACCGTAGATAGCTCAGAGAAATTTGGCGGGCGCATCATCAAGCGGATCGTGGAAGCCGTTACTTATGCCGATGGCCACCATGAGCGATCGCTCACATTCTGTAACAGCATCGGGCAAGCCGAGGAAGCACTCGAGCATCTGTTGAATCGCGGGATCAAAGTATCGCTGGTCACTGGCGAAACACCAAAGAAAGAGCGTGAGAAGTTGATCGAGCAATTTAAGCAGGGCGAGGTACCGCACATGTTGAACATGGGCGTATTCACCACTGGCTTCGACGTGCCGATCCTGGACTGCGTAATTCTGGCCCGTCCGACAATGAGCCTGGCACTCTACTATCAGATGGTTGGGCGGGGTATTCGTACCGATCCCGATAACCCCGACAAAGTGCTCAAGCTCTATGATCTGGTGGGTATCGTCGAGCGCCTGGGCCGTGTTGAAACGATCCGCGTACAGCGCGAGGCGCATGGTTTCCGCGATGAAGTGTGGACCGAAGCGGGGCGCATGGATAACTACCCTCTGTATAGTTTCACCGTTACACCGAAGGATAAAAAACTAGGAAAGGGGCGATATGCAGCCAACGTATAGCGACATCCCCGACGAGCTCAAAGAAGCGCTGACTCTGATCCTGCGCATTCTGATGGCCAACGGGAACAATTTCATGGAAGGGGCAGCGCTGGCCGACGGGCGACTGTTCAAAGTTAGAATCGAGATCAGGGAGGTGATCGAGTAATGGCTAAAAAAACGTATGGATACGATAGGCTCATATCGGTCCTGGAAGACAATCTACCGTCGCGCATGAGTGGGGTCACACCCCGCGACAGTGACAAAGAACTAATCATTCAGATATTGCAATTCGAAGGGGCGGGGCTCACGGCCGAGCAAATGGATATGATCAGAAAATTCAACTTCGAAAGCCTCACACGGGCCCGCCGAAAATTGCAGGAAGCGGGCGAGTATATGCCGTCACCCGAGATCGCCAAAAAGCGAAGGCTCAAAGGCTACGAACTACAGCAGACCGCACCAAAAGAAACGGCCCAGGGGGTCCATCGGAGAATTCAAGACAATGACTAAAATACTGCGCGGTATCTGGTGGACTACTGTTGCAGCGGTGGATCTATTCGTTTTAGTTTTCCTGTTTGGGCCCGTTAGCGTTCAGTCCTGGCAGATCGACGCTATATGCAGCGTGTTGCAAAAAGTGGGGTATTAGCGTTATGATGAGGACAAGTTTTGGATTCGATACTCAAAACTCATCAAAATTAAAAAGCACCTGTGGGCGCAGGTACTTTCTAGGATTCGATATTCGTAGCCTAGCAGAGCCAGCACCCCTTGTCAAGAAAGCGAGGGTATAAAATTGTCAGACTACAGCCAAACGCGTAGCTTCAATGTTGGTGTCTCCGAGGATACTAGCATCGAAGCAGCTATGATCTATGATGATCTTGTTTATGCGCAGAAAGTTTTCGGCACGGGGTACTTTTTCCGTAGTGATGAGCAGATGCTCAAACGCTTCCCGATGTTTTCAAAAAGTACGCTCCGTCGCCATGTGGCTAAGCTCGTCGAGGCGGGATATATATCCACCAAAGTGAAAAAAGTGAATGGCAAGCCGATCCTAAATTATCAAATTGAACATTTCCTTTTGGTCAAAATGAACAAAACCAATGAAATAGTCAAAATGAACAAAACCTTATTAGAAGATAACTTAAAAACTAGTAAGGCCGATTCTGTTTCTTTGGAGGATAAAAAATCTTCCGCCGTCCTGGGTCCCGCCAGCACCGCCCGCGCCCGCCGACTGCTACCGCAGCTCATTGAGATCATCAACCCGAAAGAGAAACCGACAGCTGATCGCCTGCGAGTGTTGAACGGCCGACTGGCCGACTACAGTGAAGACGAGATCCTGGGCGCAGCCCGCGCCTTCGCGAAATCTACCTGGCACCGCGAAAATAAGCAGATGAGTGTCGACAACTTGATCGCACCGAGCAAATTTGGCCGATGGTATGCGCAGCGGACCGATACCGAAGCAACGGCTACACCAGAGGTGACTGTAGAAAATCAGGACGAAATGGTCCGTAAACGGATGGGCGGGGACGATGGGGCTCAGTAAGCAGTTAGTATATATCGGCGACTTCGCGGAGAAAGCCAAGCAGCTCAAAGAAACGTGGGGCCGAACTGATCTATTCACGACTGGCCACAGCGTACTCGATAACTATTTTTCGGGTGGATTCGGCCGTAAGGATGGTTACGAGATCGTGTTACTCTATGGACCGACTGGCGTGGGTAAATCTACCGTCGCGCTCAACTTTATGGCTCCAGCGATCCGCAGGGGCGTGAAAGTTGGCCTGCTTGTTTTGGAGGATGATATGGCCGATGTATCGAACCGACTGGGCCAGGTGCTCAGTAGCGAAGAATACGCCAAAATGAACCAGGGCCAAACAGTTTACTGCCTGCCCGAAGATGCGCTTGTAAAATCATGGAACCTTAACGACCTATTGCAATATATCGAGGATTGGTTTGACGACGGTATCGATCTGATACTGCTCGATCATCTACAATTCGCATTCGAAAACGCTGAGGCCATAAAAGGCGAAAATGAATATATCGCGCAACGTGTTTTTATGCAGAAACTCAATCAGCTCGTGAAGCAAAAAAAGAAGACGATCCTGCTCGTGAGCCACATGAACAAAGCCACTGGTGCGAAGGGTATGGATCGAATTGTTGGATCGGGCGCATTGGCCCAGGTAGCGACGAAAGTGGTAGAAATAACCGAGAGCGACATCCAAGACTGTATCGACCTGAACGTCCGAAAATCCCGATTCACCAAAAAACCAGGCTTCCCGTACACTATGAAAATGAATAACTCAAGATTGGAGCCAGCAGCATGATCGGTTGGATGTTCGGATTTTGGTGTCGACGTTGTGGCATGATGCGCGGGTTTCACCTAGCGACGTGTCGAAATTGGGGTAGTAAAAAAACATGGTAAGGGGAGATTATGAACCAGACAAATTCACAGAGGCGGATGTTTTGCGAGAGCTCGATGCAGCGGGGCTTAAATACAAGCTCGGTCATCGATACATCCTCAGCCAGTGCCCGACTCATGAAGACATGCACCCTTCCGTCCAAATCTACAAAGACGACTGGTTTGTCAACTGCCACGCAGGTTGTGGACGGTATCATATCACCAAAGCGTTTCCGTCGCTCCGAGAGATCGGACGTAGCGATCGAACCAGCACCACTTATCAACGACCCGTTAGGGCCAAGAAGGATACGACTGTGAAATATAAAGAATTCAATCTGATGGAATTTTGGGAGTCACTACCTCTAATACCAGAGGACCACTACTTCAAAAATATACCGATCGAAGTGCTCAATGATCTGGGTTGGCGATGGGACGCTGAGCATAGCCGTTACTTTATACCGTATTTCAGCCGATCAAAGAAAACGATCCCGTTCGGCCAGTGGCGCAATTTGCAAGGTGCCGTGCGTTTCAATTTTTGGAAAGATGCCAAGCCGACTATGTACGGTACCTGGAATCTTGAGCCAGGCGAGAAGATATTTTTGGTGGAAGGTTGCTCAGATGCAGCCGTGCTCGATCACTGTATGATCCCGTGGATTGCTACGCCAAGTGCTTCACAGCCTGAGCTCGTAAAAGCTATGGCCAAATGGTGCGCAGAAAATAACGTTCAGATCGTCTATGCGGGCGATCGGGATGATGCAGGCGACAAAGTACGGGATGCGCTCGATGAAGCCGTCAGGTACCGCGTACGACAGCCACGCGAGCCATATAAGGACTGGGGGGAAATGTTTGAGGCCGAAGGATTCAAAAGTGTACAAAATTGGTGTTTCGCTGAGATATATCCAGGCGAAGAATTACCGTGGCCCGAGATCGAACCAGGGTACAAAGCGCCAGAGCAGATCCAGGCCGAGCAGGAAGAGTGGAATAAAAAAACCGACGTTGAAAAAGTTCAGTCGGTATTTCCTGGAGCTGTTGAGCTCAAATTGGTGGGTGGTGACGAAAAGAAGCAACTCGAAACGTCACCAGATCCACCAGTTCTATATTAGCATTGACATTGGGGCTATGGTATGATAATTTTAATGGTAAGGAGAAGCAACTCAATGTATCTACAAAGAAGTCAGATCCCGAAAGAAAAACGGAAGGAAATTTTGGCTTATTACCTCAAGCACGGTCGCAAGGAAATGCGAAAAAAATTCCCGATGACTAATCAGGCTGCGAGCCATTTAATCTATCACGACCGAGAAATCATTGAACAAATCGAAGAAGAAAATTTTGCAAAGGCGGGACTATAATGGGACGAAAAGAAGATCTAAGCGATATGATGATCGACCGCGCTTATACAGATAAGGATGAGCGCGGCAGATTCGTTTTTCATAAGGGTAAAGTGCTCAAGTTTGACTATGAGGGTACCCCGATTCATATCCGAATCACCAAAATCGATCGCAAGAATAAAAAAATGTACGGCGAACACATCAGCCTGTACGACTTCAACACTGGCATGAGTCACTACGGCCATGACATCGACGCTTCCGACAAAGAGCGAATTTTCTGCCGTGACTGTAACGTCGAGATCAGCCAGCCCGCTACCGAAGAGGGCGAGGTCAAAGCTATCATGCGCCAGCGCGAAGAAGATAAAATCGACGAGAAACAACAGGCTAAGCGGGATCGCAATCGTCGCTTCCGCTATGAGCTGCTCAAACAGGATGGGACCATCAAGAAGTTCGATACAGGTAAGCGTAAAAAAGTCAGTGAAATTCAGAAGATCCTGGGCGCACGACAGGTCGGAGTGGTCCCAGTGGTTTACTACCCACAAAAATATGAACACGTTGCAATTTATAGCGATCAAGACATCGACTGGTCGGGCAATTCAGTCAAAAATCCTCACCTGCTCACCATTCCTGGTGATCCTGATCTTGGCGAACAAGAAGAGTTTTATATCGTGGGCGATGCGCTCGCAGAGATAGAAGTAACAAAATGAACACGGGGGTTGAAGTGATGCGTGGAAATTTGCAATCGTGGAGCTGGAAAGACATTCAAGCTATTTACGGTATCATTGGCGGACAGATGCAGGATCTACTCGGCATCAAGCGTCGCCTGGGCCTGAGCGATACTATCGACGTTCGCTACCCAGATGCTAAAAATATCCTGATCATTCGCATAAACCGTGATGCGGGTTGGCTCAATGATCAGCTCATTGTGTTGGACAAAGAAATTAAGCGACGTAACAATTTGATTGGAGTGATCGGATGAATGTTTTCATGATCGTAGTAGGTACTTTTTTCGCAGCATGGATGTTGACAAACCTGATTTTTTCAAAATTACTGCGCAGCAATAACCTCACACCGACAGCTTTGTTCGCTGCTGGATTGGCGCTTATTGTTTGGGGGATAATTGGTTAAAAAAGGGCTTGACATCGAGCCTATGGTTTGATACATTAGAGATAGCACAGGCGGTTCCTATCAAAAACATTTGGATTGTACTTACCGCCCGCTACTATGCACATTCACAGACAGTGGCACAGAGAGTTCCTATAATTGTTGCTTCACAGCAACAGCCTTTTAAGCTGTTTATTACTCTCCGCCACTTTTAATGATTGATAATTGGGGCATAAGCAGTTCCTATCAAAAAATCAATGCGGGGGTCGGCGGTTCGAGTCCGCCCACGGCTACCTGGCCGTGTAGCTCAGTTGGTTAGAGCACCGCACTCAACTATTTACTGCTCGCCCTATTTATGAGTCATTAAGCAATAAAGGAGCAACCAATATGCAATCAACAATACGACTTTTTAAGGCTTTGCCCGTAGACGAAAAGCAATCGCCAGAAACGAATGCTGAACGCTATGCTGAGCTGATGAAGGAAACACTGCCAAAAGGCTTTATTTTCGATCCAGTTTTAGCAGGCCCACAATTTGATACTGTTCGCTTGATCGAGCAAGTCAACCAGGCCTACGGACGCAGCTCGGAAGAGTTGAACGCGTCATTTCACAAGTCATTTGCGAAGGTCCGCGATGCTTCAATGCAGCAGCTTGTTTTTGAACAGATGATCCACTACCTCACCACCTACGGCGCTGAGCACATGGGTATCTATAACGAAACCTCTGTTTATATACCCGCTGAACAGCTGGATGCTCCTGAATTGAAAGATGGCGCTCGAATCGTCGTGATTCGTGGCCTCACCAAATCAGAATTGAAAGTCGAGCTTATGAAGCTCTTGACCTCTGGTGTTGCCCTCCACGAGCGCACTATTACTGACGTGATTGACGTTGCTCAGTTTGTTGGTGTCGATGAAAACGATGTCGCTGCCGTAAAAAATAAAGAAGCGAAGTCCGCTCTCTATGACCACCTCGGCCTGGTCCCTACCAGCCCAGTTGAATTCCTGCGCTTCGTCGTCTACCGTGCCACTGAGAAAACTCTACTGATCAAAAACCCTGCGCTGATCAGCCAGCTTAAAGAACGAAACAATAACGATCTGGTCCGTTACTTCAACAACTACGAAAAAGAAGTCGGCCTACAGCATCTTGCTCAGATTTTCTACCGCTACAAGCCTATATTTTTGGCGCTCCGCACTAACTCGAGCATGAAAAAGTCGATCAACAAGATCCGTCGCCTGGCCGTGGTGAATCACAAGCCAATGCAGGAAGACCTTCTGAACACGATTACAGCCCGCCTAGAGCGCAAAGAGAAGCCAGAGCTCCACCAATTCGAAATGGCGCTTACACAGGCTAATATATACCGTAAAATTCGTCTGGCGTATGCTTTACGCTTCCGCACGACTGATGCTGATTCGATTCTGTATCGTATCCGCAACGGTAAGTCATTCGCCAAAGAATTCAACTTCACCAATAAAAAGGGTGCTGAGCTGATTTATGGCATCATTCTCAAGTCGATCATCGCGGACCTCGCTCCAAACGTAGCGGGCCAGAAGATTTACATCCCGAAGGGCCTCAAATATGGCCTGCCTGCTACCGAGAAGCAATTCACGGGCAATTTACCAACTGGTACCTACATCGAAGTGGCTGAGGATATGGTTGTCGGCATCCACTGGGAAAACACCAAGAATTCACGCATCGACCTCGATCTATCGATCTCTAATAACATGGGTAAAATCGGCTGGGATGCTGCATACCGCGACGGAAACCAGGACATTCAATTCTCTGGTGACGTGACCGATGCACCACGACCAAAGGGCGCATCTGAGCTCTTCCATGTTGGCGGGACCGCTCGCGGATCATGGCTCATGAATTTGAACTACTACAATTTCAATTCGGATGAGCCCGTACCATTCAAGATACTCGTGGCTCAAGAGAGTCGCAGCCTGATGGATCAGAACCATACTGTCGACCCGAACAACATCGTTGCACTGAGCAATTCTGTCATGGATGTCAAGCAGAAAACGCTTGGTATCATTGTGGCCGACGAAGAAAGCACGAAGTTTTACTTTGCCGAGACTGAATTCCAAAAAGGTATCAGCTCACGCCATACCAACGCAGCTGAACAGGCTCGCAAGTACCTGCTCAACTACTACACCGATTCGATTGTTTTGAACGACGTGCTGGAGGCTGCAGGGGCCGAGATTGTAAACGAGCCTACTGATGGCGCACTCGACCTGTCGCCCGAAGCCGTCGACAAAACAACAATTTTAGATCTTCTAGCGAAGAAGGAAGAGAGCACAACAGATGGCATTTAAGGATATGCAGGTGTTCCTGTACGGGGACAGTATCAAAGTAAACTACACCGACAAGACGCACCGCTATCAGGCCCGCGAACGTGTCAACTGGGAGCTTCCGAAAGATAATCCGAAGGCATGGGGCAAGGCTCTGTATCCGAAGGGTTGTACCACGATCCTCGGTAACACACTCGAGAAAAAAGGCCTCCAGCGCTACCCGCTCACCAAAGCGCTCATGTATATGTTCCAGTTCTATGAATTCACCGATGACAATGGTGAAAAGAAAATGGGCTACTCAAAGAAGGGCGCGGGCTCATTCTGGGAAGATCCCGCTAACGTCGAAGATGGCTCAGTCAAGATGAAGCAATTCACTCGCGACGAAGCTATCGAGGCACTGAGCTACGGATCAAAAGCTGATCTGCGCTGGACCCAAAAGGGTGCCGACATTGGATCAGTGGTCCACGATGCTATTGAGCACTTTGTACGAGCTCAAAGTGGTGAAGATATTGAATCATTCGATATTCCTAGCCAATACAAAGCATCGATCGAATCAGCCGACTATGAAAGCGACCGCGCCAAACAGCAGGCAATCGAAGAAATCGATAAAGACGTTGCGATGGCTCAAAAGGCCTACGAACGCTTCGTTACTTGGTGGAATGAAACAAAGCCCGAGCTCATCGGTGCCGAGGATCTGATCTATTCAAAGCAGCACAATATCTGTGGTACATTTGACGGTTTACTCCGTATCGAGGGCAAAGGTGTTGTTTTGGCGGACTGGAAAACATCCAACGCCAGCCAAAGCAAGGATGCCTGTATGCCCGAAGGTGTCAACTACCAATACTTCCTACAGTCCGCGATTTACGCGATGGCCTGGATGGAAATGGGCCGTGAAGAAGTCGATGACCTGCTGATCGTATCATGTCGTAAGGACGGCGGTTTCAGCCCAATTTTTGCCAGTGATCTCGGTCTGACCGTGAAGGACTGCATCAACTGGGCGAAGGCCGTGATCGTCTGTCTGCGAATGATGGATGTCACCAAAACAGCTCTGTGGGAGCACGGAGTTGCCAACGGTGCGGTCATCGAAAAAGTTAAGAAAACCACTAAGAAGGAGGCCAAATAATGGCAAAAGTAACATCAATCAAGGCCCCAGCATCAGCAGGCGGTGATTTCGAGATCGCGCCAGAAGGCGTATTCCTCGCTCGCTGCTACAAGATGGTGGATGTCGGTACTCAAACCGAAACGGGCCAGTTCGGTACCAAAGAAAACCGCAAGGTATATATCTACTGGGAGCTGCTTCAAACAGCCGACGGTGAGCCTGTATTTATGGAAGACGGCAAGACTCCGTTCTCGATCTTCAACAGCTACAAATTGTCAATGCACCAAAAAGCCAATCTGCGCAAGCACCTTGACTCATGGCGTGGTAAAAAATTCACCGAAGAAGAGGCTGCTGAGTTTGACATCACGAAGCTGCTCGATAAGTTCTGTCTGTTGCAAATCACTCACACCACGAGCAAGGATGGTCAGAAGACTTATGCTAACGTCGATGGCATCATGACCACCAAAAAGAAGGTGGACGGTATCAATGAAATCTGCTCATTCTCGATCGAAGATCCTGATATGGACGTTTTCAACGATCTACCTGACTGGCTACAGCAGAAAATTGAAGAAGCACCTGAGTGGAGCGAAACCGAAACCGAAGAAGAGGCTGCACCTGCTGAGCCTGCTAAAAAGAAACTCGCAACGGATGAAATCGACGTTGACGACGTACCATTCTAGCCATGAAAGTCATCAAGCCATCTAACCTGCCGACTCGACCACCGATCCTACTAACCGTTGTTGTGCTCTTGGCACTAGACAACTGGAACGCAGGGGATGTTACCAGGGGTGTGTTTTACACTCTCCTGGTGATCATCTGGATCGTAGCAATAGTAATGTTAGTAAAAGAAGATCATATAGATATCTTCAAGGAGAAATAATTATGGCCCCAACTCAAACTGACGAAACTCGTACCCCTGGGTACCGCGAACACTACAATGTAAACCCTGCGCTTGTCGCTGAAAACAAAGTCGATGAAGACGCTAATCCTACTGGTGGTGATGTAACCCTTCACGTCAACAAGGGTGAAGATAGTGAATTCCCCGCTCTGTATATCAGCTGGCAAGATGGTCCACGCGGTACTGGCGAAACTAATGCCGACGGATCTCCAAAGCTATCACCTCCAAACGGTGCGTTTGTTGAGGATGTCATCTGGGCAGCACTGCAGCGCCTCGAATTCTTCAATGAAGGCAAATACCGCGATCGTGCTAATTCTTTGGCGATCACTCACCTGGAGGGTGCTCTGCAGGCTCTCAAGGACCGCCAGCTCGAACGATCGTTTCGTAACGTCGAAGGGCAGCACAAGGTATAATTATGTTGTCGCTTGAGGTCATTTTCAAAAAGGCCACACGCAAAGCCGATGATTCCGTGACACTCAGTTTTGAGACACAGCTGGAAGTATCGACCGAGCAGATGAGCGAGATCGATAGTTACCGCAAGAAAACAGGCTTTTTGGTATTCAAGCAGGATGCCATCAAAAGCTCAGAGATCCCGAAGGGCGACACATCGCAAGGTGGCCAGTCGCCCTCTCAGGAACTCCGCACATCGCTATATGCGTTGTGGGCCAAGAAGACTGAATTAAAAATGATAACCGAGGACTGGGATACTTACTACGCTAATGCTATGGCAGGTTTTAAGCGCTCAGTCGATCGATCCCACCCCGACAAGGAATAAATGATGGCAGGAAATAGTGAGGGCGCTAAAAAAGGCGCTCAGACAAAGAAGGAGAAATATGGACCCGATTTCCACTCGCGAGCTGGTAGCATGGGTGCTCGTCTTGGGACTCCTGGTTACTTTGGTAAGCTCAAAGCAACGGACCCCGAAAAACTCAAACAAATCAGCACCGACGCAGCCCATAAGTCAGCCGACGCACGGCGCGCTCGAAAAGCACAAGATGAAGTTCGAAACGGTACCACCGAAGATATTCGGGAAACGGATTAGACTCAATGTTAAAAAGAAGCAGCCTGAAACGATCACCACTAAAGAAGGTCGGCCCGATGCAAGAAAAGTGGCGGGCGTATCGAAACCAGACGGCCAAAAACGATCAGGACGAAGAAGGCCTGATCAAGTGCGAGGATCACAAAATGGGGCTTCCACGATGCGGAGTATCGCGCCAGGCAAGCGACATGGATCTGCACCACATAAAGGGAAGAAACGAAGCGCCTGAACTATACTTCGACCGAAGTAATCTAGTTTGGCTAACAAGGGAGTGCCATCGTGAAGCTCACAATAACGGGTAACGTACCCTCCCAAAAGAATCGCAAGATCATTTCCGTGAATCGCTCGACAGGGAAGCCATTCCTGCGCAGCGCCGACTCAGTAAAAGTATGGCAACAGAGTGCTCTATTGCAGCTCAAGCAGCAATTCAAGGGCCTGGTAGTCACCGATTACCCGATTAACATTAACATCGTCGTCTACTATGACAATAAGCGCCGTCACGATCTCGACAATGCCCTGAGCACGGTCATGGATGCGTTGACAGCTGCCGAGGTTATCAAGGATGACGATACGGCCCACGTTGAATGCATAGTCGTTCAATTTGGTGGGCACGATAAATTAAACCCACGAGTGGAGGTATATCTCGATGAGTAACGAAGAAAAACCAGCAGTAGCAGAGCAAGTGCCCGAAGAAGAAGTAGCAACCCGTCGCACCCGTGTGATGATGATCAACCCCGTTGAGTGGATGTCATTATTCACAACTGGCGTACGATTCGCTAAGTCGGTCCAACTAATTGAAGGTGTTCCAAAGGACGCTACTATGATTGGATGCGCGTATGACATACGCAGAGACGCTATATTGATCGTTTTGGAGTCAGCTGAGTATGAACCCGTTCCGATCACTAAACAGCCCCCTACGCAGCTCGTACGGCTTAAATTCGGCAACCCTCAAGCCACCAAGAAGAAAAAGGCGACAAAGCGGAAGAAATAATGCTATGCCTAAGTGGACTGGACAGAGCAGAGAATTGCTCAAGGTGATCAAGCCATACGGTTTTCACCTTGAGCAGTCCAAGAAACACACATGGGTAGTTGATAAAGATGGGAATAGGATTATAAGTTGCTCGACCACTCCATCAGATAGAAATGGTTTGAAGAATACGATCAGGTGGATGGTCAAGCTGGGGCATATACCGAAAGAGGCTAGAACGAAGTATTGACATTGAGCCTATGGTGTGCTATACTGCAAAGCGTACTAACTAAAAAGGAGCAACAAATGTTAGACAAATTCATAACAGCTATCGAGCCATTCGCGCTCACAGTCATTGTCCTGGCAGGCGCAAGCCTCGCTGGATGGGTAACATTTACAAACACTAAGGTAGTAGGAATCGCTGCAGTTTTCTGTGGTATACTACTGATCGTGAGGCATGTATACGTTCGCGTTACGGCCAAATAAATATGAAGAAATCGTTACTCAAAGATGCGCTGATTGTCTTTACGGCAATCACACTAACAAGCTCAACCGTCTTCGCGATGGAGCAGCCGAAAACAGAGAGTTTTAGATCTCAAACTGTTAGTAGTGTCCAGGCCGATCCGAAGCCTGAGCCAGCGCACACACCAGTCGTTGAAGCGACGGCCCCAGTAGAAGCAACGGCACCTGTTGAAACTACTCCTACTGTGGCCCCAGAAACTACACAAGCCCCCGAACCGCCAGCACCAAAAGTGGATAGTACGATCCCCGCACGGGTCTTCTGTGGCTCACCAGCTCAGAGATCATGGAAATCGCCACTTCTTGTGAACGCTACAATGGGTCGGGATATGGCAGCTGCTAAAGGTTGGACTGGCGCACAATGGGATGCGCTACTCGAACTTTGGTCATGTGAAAGTAGCTGGAATAATTTTGCCCAGAACCCCTCTAGCGCATTTGGCATCGCCCAGTTCCTTGATAGCACCTGGGGACTCCCAGGGCTCGCCTACGCGGGATGCTCAAAGACTGTAGATGCGCGTGAGCAGATACGCTGTGGACTAGAGTATATCCAGGTGGTGTATGGCACCCCTGCATCGGCGTTAGCAAAACACTATCGCGATAACTCGTATTAGGGTAAAATCATAAGCGTAGTCGATCTTCTTGCGAGACTGATCGACTCGCTTCTTCGATACTGGTAGCTTGCACTCTTTGGGTCTTGCCGTGAACCAGTGTCGAATAGGCGAAGCTGGTGACACTTAATTCATTGGCGATCGAACGCAAAGTAACCTTCGGGCCAAACGCAAATAGAGCCGTCCCTCCCAGCCTCTCGTCCTGTAGCGGGATAGAATAGTGGTCAATTCATCTGCTTCATGCGCAGAACATCGTGGGTTCGAATCCCACTCCCGCAACCAAGTTTAATGTGATACAATGAAATTTATGAAATCCTGGCGAAGCAATAACTATCAACCGCAGAATCCCTACCGAGGGGGTTTAGTTTAGTGGTAAAACATTAGCTTCCAAACCTAAAGTCCGCAGTTCGATCCTGTGAACCCCCGCCAAATAAGTGAGGGGGTTCTTTTATTTTCAGAGTATGGCGGAGTGGTACCGCGCACGGCCTGGGCCCGTGAGATCGAAGGTTCGAATCCTTCTACTCTGACCAAATGTTGCAGCGCACAGGTGTGCACGACCGTCTGTAAAACGGAAGTCGAAGGTTCAAGTCCTTCCTGCTTCACCATATCCCTTTGTGGCTCAGCGGTAGAGCAGCGCCCTGTTAAGGCGAAGGCCGATGGTTCGAATCCATCCGAAGGGGCCATATACTCGTGTCGTCTAGTGGTAGGACTTCGGTTTTTGGCACCGACAACGCTGGTTCGAATCCAGCCGTGAGTTCCATTTTTACGTTGTGTATGCTGACTTGCATAATTCTTGTGCTATATAGTTCTGAGTAACACAAACACGGTGAGCGGAAACAAATACCCAAACGAAAAAAGAGCCCGAAACTCGCAGGGGCTCTTTTTATTTGTGGTAGTATTTATACTTTTTCGACAGGTGAGCTTGGCGTTGCTCGGCTTTTCACCGCGCCGACTACTGTGATGATACCCGAAGCTGCGAAGCCCAGGGCAACACCCTCAACAGGGCCAACATTCGCGTAGTAGTGGATCAATCCGAAGAGGAATCCGACTAACACTGAGCTGGCGATCGTGACGGCCACCCAGTAGTCTTTGGCGCGTAGACGAGTGATGAGCTCGGTCACACCAGCAATTACAGTTACTAAAACGACGTACTGTGAAATGTCTAAATCAAACATTTTGTTTCTCCTTAGTTTCCTACTTTATATATTCCGTCTTTAAGTGGTGTGGCAGCTACGCCAGTTTTTTTCAACTTATCGACGGCATTTTTGATTGAATCTGCGCTAACATCTTCGATACCTAGATTAGCACGAATCGCGTCAATCGCAGGGTAACAGAAGGTGTCACGCTCATTTGTGAGGCCCTTGATCACTTCGGTCCGATCATTATTGTCTTTGATGACATTACGGACATAAGTGGTGTACTCCGTGTGTGGTGGAGCGTTTCGCAGCTCATTGTAGACCTCGTTGAATGGTCGGCCGACATAAGTTTTTAGCTGCTCTTTTGTTGGTGCTGTTCCGAACAGGTCGATGAAGAACGCTGTTACAAAATTTTCGTCTGTCATGGGGATAGTCCCTCCTTTTTCTTTATATGATTTTAGTCGATATGCATGTGGATTGCCATTGATCCTGAACGCATCGCCATCACTACCGACGCGAGAAGCATAGACGACAGTTCCATCAGAGAGGACTTTTCGAGCTACTCCACCGATGTTCGCATTCTCTTCGAACACTCGATTGTCGCTGAGCTGGACGTAAATATGACCATAAGTTCCGTACTCCAAACAAATGATGTCACCGCGCTTGCGCTGGCTGTATGGCACTTCATCGGCCAGGCCTTGAGCTACGAGGTTTTGACCGACATAGCGGGCATCACCGCGAGCTGCGAAGGGATTCGGCACGTCGGCCATTTCCGCCATAAACCACTTCACCAAAGTGACACATTGGCCCGTAAGATTCCCATCTTCGGGTGTTTGATTGTTCGCAGGAAAGAAAATCCCTGTGCGAGTTGCTGCGTAGTCATCAGCGTTAGCTGCCACTTGGCTCATAAACTTCGTCCCCTTGAGTAACCGTGCCGTCAGGATTTATTTCAAGAGGTGGCGCTGGCGTATCTTTTTTTGGTGTTGATGGTGTGTAATCACTCATGCTTTGATTATAGCACTATTGGACACAGACAAGCTCGAGCAGGCAAGTCCGTGGGACTGATAATATAGGTAGATCTAATATGGGTGGCTTTGGTTCAATCGTTACAGGTGGTTCGATCGGTTGAGTGGGCGCACTACTGCTTTTTGGTGCAGTAGTGCTAGGGGTTAAATTTGGGGACGGCTGCTGCTCCCGCGTAGTCTCAGGCTCCTGGCCTGGTTGCTGAGTAAAGAATGTTTGAATATCACCGTCACGGTTAAGCGTACACTTGTCGATATTTTCGATGCTCAAATTCGTACGGTCGCGCTGGCTAAAGAATACCGACATACAGTCGAGACGACGCAAAATAGTATCTTGCTGCTCCTGGCTGCGCTTGGCAGTTTCGGATGCGATCTGCTTGGCCTGCGTAAGTTGGTCCCTCACGCCATCCAGGGTGCGCTGCTGGGCGCTAATGATAAGAATCAGCAGAATGAACGTACCCACCATAAAAAGCGTCTGAAACAGCCGAAAACGGCGATCCTTGCGCTCAATGGCAGCGATGAGAGCTTCGGTCGAAACTTTCTCTTCTGGTTTTAGTTTTTTGAGGGGCATTATTTTTTCTCCTTCTTCATCCATTCGGTGAAAATTTTAGTTTGATTTTCAATAGCAGCGGTGAGCTTTTTCAACTGTGGAGATCCCTGCCCCAGTTTTTGTAGGTAGGTAATGTTTCGTTTTAATTCGACGATGGTTTCATCTTTAGCAGCACAACTAGCTTCTAGTGTTTTCTTGTCTGCATCTTTCGCAAGAGCTTCTTTTTCAAGGTCCCCAACGCGTCGGCGAAGCGAATCGTTCTCGAGGGCTTGATATTTAATAATCGAATCTCCGCGTGACGCTTTGAAGTACCCTGCGCCACCACCAATAAGTGCGAGGACCCCGAATACTGTTGCGACAAGACCGAAGCTATCATTTATGAAATCCATTGTTAATCATTTCCTTTAGCATAACTGTTTGTTTTCATGTTGTCTGTGAACTTTATTATACCTTGATGATGTAATTGGTAATTTGCGATGGCTGCATGTTCGGGTGGGCTTGATCACCGACGTTGGCCACAGTTGCCAAGCGCGAAGTTGCTGTCACGTTTTGGTCCTGGACGTTACCGAATCCAGTGATCGCACCACTTGATCCTGTAACAACAGGAGTGGCGTGTTGGTGAGCTGCCAGTTGTGCAGCAGTAAGAACGTGAACATCCGCACCACCAGCTTTACCAAGCGTTTGTGCATCATCAACGATAGAGAAGCGTGTAGCGACATTAGTACCCGCGCCTGTTGCATTTGCGCTCAAGGTTAGAGTAGTACCGCTGATCGCGTTAATGGTGGTACCTGCAGGTACGTTTGTGTTCCCAGATACTTTCATACCGACAGACAGGCCAGTAGCAGATCCGACGGTAGCTGTTGGGCTGCCGTTGGTCGTAGTCAGGGTAGTGCTGCGTTGGATACGGTTTGCAGCCGATCCGCCCATAGCATCGTTACCTACAGGGATACGACCACGAAGGTCAGGAAGGTTGAACGTAGTCGTACCGTTACCAGCACCATATAAATCGCCAATGACAGCGTACAGGCTCGAGTAAGTGCTACGAGATACTTCTTGACCATAACAGAGCAGCCACGAGCTACTTGGTGAACTTGAACCAGCATAAGGCAAGAGTGATCCGACAGGTACCAGCGCGTTAGCAACTGATGTGGCCAATTTGCTTAAAATAACACCACCATCTTCGAGGTTATCCTCATCGATGTGGCCATTGAGCACGGACAGGATCGCTAAAATAGGTCCTGAAATATCGACTGCATCTGCGTCTTCACCGTCGTTTGGTAGTGTTGGATTTACTGTAGGCATATTTTTATTTCCTTCTAATGGTTATTCTATCATTTTTGTCGTCGACGCGCACTAAAAGATCGGTCGTTAATCGGAATCAATAATTCTTCAATGCGCTTGTTCCACTCAGGATCATAGTTTGGCGAATCACCGTACTGCTTGAAGAACCCATCGAAACGGCCCTGGACTGTATCGTTGTACTCCTGAGCACGACGCTTCGCTTCACCTATTTTACCCTGCTTCACAAGCTCTGTGACTTGTTTAGAGGCCCGTGTACGCGCTGATTGTGCTGGATTGTACGTTTTATAGAATGCATCGGTATCAGCGCCTCCTGGGGCTCCTACGAAGCGACGGGAGATACTTTCGGGTAGGCTACGGCCACCGACTGCGTTTTCGGGCGCACCAGAAAGACGATCGGCCGTGTTGATCGCGTTCGTACCGACTTCACCAAAAGTTTGACGAATCCACTGGTCCACCTTGAGCGGGCTCGTGTTGAACATACCCGCGATGTGGCTTGTTAGCTGTGAGTAGTGCTCATATTTCTGATCTTGTGGCTCCTGGTCCTTCAAATAATCAGGCACGATGTCTTCGCCAGTGAAGAAGTTCTTATTGGTGATCGCTTCGGCCGTCGGCTTGAGAATTTGTGGCGTAACTGAGCTCAAGAACTTGTTCGGGTCGGAGAAGTCGATAGGGGTAATGGTGCTACCAAAGTCAGAGGCAACTGATCCGCCCTCATCGCGCAGGAAGCCCGACAGGTCAGCATTTGGATCTTGTGCTTTGTACTCGATGAATTTACGGATTGGCTCAGCGAATTCCTTGAAGCCTGGTGGTTTTTTCATCAAGAAAACACCATCCCATTTATTTTTCTCTTTGTTCCACTTAGCGCCTGGGCCGATCACAACATAGTTCGTCTCTTTGACGTACTCAGGAATGGTATCGTAAATGGCTTTGCGGTCAGGGTCCGATACGTTCCAGGCGGTGCTGGCTGCGATAGGCATACCGATCAGTGCTGCAGTTTTAGCTGCAAACGATACTGGGCGTTCAGCTGCGTTGCGAAGCATCACGCGATTACCCTGGATGGCAGCGTTGAAGTACGGGATGAAGCTGTTGACTACTCGGCCGTAAGTACCCATTTCCAGGAAGTCGACAGAGTTTTCTCGAGCTGCTTGGTTAGCGATTTTAGTCGCATCGCTCAGCCCTTCTTTTTCTGCTTGCTTATACGCGCCACGGAAGTTTTGAATACGGGTCGCATTCTCTGTTACACCAATAAGATCTTCCATGCTACGGAAGAGTGTACGGAAGCCTTCTTTCGGATTTTTGATCAGAGTATATGCCTGGCTGCCCTTGCTGGCACCCTCACGAACGAGTTGGTTGGCTACTTTATCAGAGGTCGCTGCTTTGGTGTACTGGTTGATGTTCAGAGCACCCTTGTTACCCGCCAGGTACTTTTGCAAAATATCCTGGTCAGCTGCATTGAGTGGCTTGCCCATCGTCATAAACAGGGAGTGAATGAAGTTGCTTGGGTTATGTGTAGCCAGGATGTTTTTCGAGTTGATCGCAGAGCCCACTTGGTCGGCTACGAAGTTAGGTAGCGCGAAGCCTGCGTTCAATCCAGTAGTACCGTATTTGAAGACGTTGTTGCTCATGCGCAGGAAATTGTTCATGACATTCTGCTGTTGCTTGTCCCAGTTATGGACGGCCGACGCGATGCTCGGATCGACTTTTACTACGTTTTCCACGCCATCATCTAAGAAGCTCAAGCTAGTCATGCTTGATTTGTCAACAGTAGTTTTCATTGAATTTGCCTGGTTCCAAATACCACTGCGTTGTGCGTGAAGATCAGCCAGGTCGCGGTTGAGTACTTCGATACGGTCCAGGAGAGGCTCGAGCTTGCTATTTCGAGATTCGAGCATTCGGCGGACTTTGCGCAGCTCAACACTATCCATCGCCATCAGTTTGTCGGTCACTTCACGAACACTAAAGATGCCTTCTTTGCCACCAGCTTTTTTATCGAATTCCTTCACAAATGCGCGCATCTCTTTAGAGAGCTCGTTTCGACCCTTGCGGTTGAGAGCAGTAATTTCTTTTTTGAGCTCATTGGCTGCATTTTTGTGGGTACGGATCGCCTTGTTCATTTTGTTGACGATCGTTTTACCTTCCTTGAGCTCAGTCAGTAGGCCCTGCTTTTCGCGGACCATATCAGTGCTACGGACCAGTTTTGCTTCACCAGCTTCATCGAGTAGACCGTATAGTGTTTTGGCTGCTTTGTTACGGTAGGCTTCAACGTGTGCCATCTGTGCGGTTTTAATAGCAGTCTCAAGAGGTGAGAGCAGTTCGGCCGAAGCATATTTGTTGCGCTTTTGGATAGCATCAGATTTGGTGATCGATGCTTTCGAACCCGCGCCTTTGCCAGCAGGCTTATCGAGCATCCATTGTGGCAGCTCACGCTGTTGGCGAACATAATCGAAGCCTTCGTTTGCGAACTGATCATATTGCTCTTTGCTGATCAGACCGTTTTCGAGGCGGAAGTCATTGATGTCTTTGTAGAATTTAACCAGTCCATCGTACTCTTCGGAGTGGCTATCAGTACCCAGTTTTGCTAGGCGCTCATTGAGCTCGCCCAGCTTCTTCTCTGAGAATTGTTTCTTGCCAGCACTGGCCAAGTCGATTTCAGATCGTACTTTGGCGTATTCATCGAATGCTTTTCGGCCCGCCACAACATCAGGATTTTTTGCCTGGATACCTTCGACCACTGTTTTCATGCCAGGATCGTTTTCGATAAAGTCTTGTGCGTAGCTCAGCGCACGATTCGAGTTACCGATCGCTTCACGAGCAGCTAAATATGCGCCATTGGTTTTACCTTCGAAGTCGGAGCGCTTCAACGTCTTATAGAGTGGGTGCATATCTGTTACCCACTTCGTCATAAAGTCGTCTTTCATATCGATGAGCTTAGAGCCCGTTTTGGTAGTTGCGAGCGCGTCACCAGTCTTATAGGCGAGCTTTTGAGTACCCCGACGGAACATAGCGTTCAGTCCGCCAACAATACCTTTTTCACCGATCTGTTCGACACCCTTACTAACTTCTTTGGTCCCACCCTTTGTGAGTGCGTCGGCCACGACATTACCGCCAGCCCTGTCAAGCGCTTTGGCAAACTTGCCCGCGACAGGTAGTGCGAGATCTATGGCTGTACCAATTCCAGCATTTTTGATCAGATTCTTTTCGTTTCCATTGGCAACATCTTGCTGCGCAGAAACAGCGGTACCAGCTAGTGATCCCGCTACTTTTGGAGCGACCTTTGCCACGATCTGAGCTGCTTTGCTGCCCTCATTGAGCTTCTCGAGCAGACTGGCACCTTTCACCAACTTCTCAGCGCCCGCTGCAGGAATAACCATCGATGCGACATCGACGACACCTTTTTGAGCTGATCCGAATTTCTCTCCGACTTTACCAGCGGTAGTGTACTCGCCAGGACCACCCAGCATAGCGTCATTGACTGCGTTCTCACCATTGTGGCCAGTGACAAATGCGCCCGTACGGATCGCGCCACGAGCTAACCCACCAAAGAGCTTGTCGTTCGAGCCTTCGATGAAGTCCATGAAATTGCCCTTGAATTTGCCGTTTTGTTCGAGCACTTTCAAGGTGTTGCGAGCAGTAGTATCTTCGCCCGCTTTAGCCTGGACCTGTGAAACATAGATCTTTTTGGCTTCATCCGACATTTTGTCGAACTGTTTGATGAATTCTTTTTGATCGAGCTCAGTATCGCCCGTCACTTTCATCTTGTGGACCTTACCAAAGTCGCCCATGTACTTGCCGACATCTATGCCGAACAGCTTCTTCGATTCGCCCGCATCAACTTCGTACTGCTTGAATTTGTTGGTAGTCTTGCCTTCGTCGATGTTTTTGGCGGTTTCTTGAGGCGCAGCAATTTCACGCTCAGCAGAGTATTGTGAGCGCCAGTCGCCAGCTTTTTTAGTAGATCCTGAATCACCCGTAGAATTCGGGTCATTATAGCTTGAACGCCAGTCTTTGCGTTTCTTTCGTAGCTGGCTAGGTTTTACTCGGATGCCATCGGCCATATCTCAGGCCCCTAACTTCCGTATCCGCCACCCAGGTAGAACGCCGTTGGACGGTCGTAATTCATCAGGCGGTCGAGAGCGTAACCCTGACCGCGACCGAGGCGGATGTTATCGTTGTACCACTTAGCAGCCTGGCGGTCTTTCGCGTCACCATTCGCCAATAAGTTGATGAGATCCTTACCAGTGAGCTGAGCGTAGGTTGCAAGGTCGTAGTTTTTACTGACTTGGCCGTCTTCGAGGACATCATATCCACCAGAAGAGTTCTTGCGAACAGATAGGCTCGGGCCAGCCGATGCGCGTGAGCTCGCAGCAGTAGCAGATCGCTGTTTTGCATTCTCAGATGCCTGGAATTCACGGTTGATACGATCCTGCTCAGCTTGCCATGCCCGCTGTTCTTGTTGAGCCTGCCAGTTGTTTTTAGCGGTAATATCACCTTCTCGAGTGTTGAATGCTTTGTTGTAAACGTCGGTTTCGATGTCAGCTTTCTTGCCGAGTAATGAGCTTCGGGTAGAGGCAATAGTCGCCTGCAGTTGGGCCAGCGCAGGAAGATAGGTATCAGCAGTATAGTTCGCTTGTTCGTTCGGGCTAAAACCAGAAAAATACATGCCCTTGTTTTGGGCACCCTGTTCAATGGTCTTAAACGCTTGATCCTTTTTCGCACCCAGTCCAGCTTCTTGAGCTGCGCCAGCGTTGGCGTTAGCGGTGATGTCTGCATCAATAAGAGCCCGTTGCGGATCGTAGGCTTTTCCGTATTCTGAGATGAGTGCTTGTAAGTCGCGTACTGCTGGTGGCATTTTTATTTTCCTTCTGGTGTTATTTTAGCATAAGTTAGAAGACAGAGTAATCCCGAATTCGGTAGTAAAACGTAGTTGGTGTCAAAGTCAAGACCGAAACGAATTGTTGAATGGTCGACAATGTAATAATAGCATTTGCGCCACTGGTTCGCACCTGTACTTTGAAGGGCAGCGGGTAATTGACATAACCATCGCCAGCATTCGTACCGAGCACCCAGATATAGCCATCTTTGAACCACGCACCGCCTGGCCGTGGATCGGAGCCATAAACAGTATCGGTTGGCCCGTTGAAGATGATCGACAACAGATCAGGTACTTTGCCGAGTGGTACCGTGAAGCTACGCTGAGTGAGGCCACTGCCTGCCGTGTTACCAGAAATAACACCGCTGCCCGTGGTGATTTTATTGTTCTTGAAAGATCCATTTTCGGACATCAAGATGAGTTTGGTTAGATCGTTAGCTGGCATCTTTGTAAATCACGAAATATACGCGTCGCGTAATCGTGCTCCCTGTTGGATTATATAATCGAAGCGTCAAATTGGTAGTATCCATCCAGTTGATCACTTGCGGGCCATCACTACTGTTCGAAGCCATATTCTGCCACGGCCGATTGCCCTGCCAGATACGCCCGTCCCCCAAAAGATCAGCTTCCACATCGTAGTCAGGAATGAAGCCGAGCCCGTGGTTAATTTGCACTTGGCTTGTACCGAAGGCTGGCGTAGTTATATCGATATAGCGGACCGCTCGATCCTCGCGTTTCATATAGTTCGCACCCGACCAAAAGTTGAGCTTGCTTAAATCAGGGTCCATTACTCAAGCTCCAAAACTGCATACTGGATGCGATAGGTGTGTGAATATCCCACGAAGCTGTCGGGCCCTGGACTCATAGCACTGCCTGTATAGGCGACATTCGAGTGATGGCCGTTCAACACACGGAAAAGTATATTATCGGCGCTCACACCCACTGCTACGGCTCCCAGGGTGCCAGGCATCGGATCGGACACTGGACCGCCCCACGCAGTCGTATCGACCACGAATGCATACTCCAGGACGCTATCAGAGGAATTAAAATCGTCGCCATCGACAGACCAGCGAAAACGAACCAGACACTTCTTTTTGTAGTTATTGGCCACGCTTGTTTCGACAATGCGATCCGATACTGCATAGCTCGTACCAGTCGGACCACCGTTGACGATGCTTATATCGCCCTGCTGGACTACTTTGTCAATCTCATTCGAGCTCAAAAACTCGAGTAGGTTAATATCTGCCATTAGAATGCATCCTCGACATCATACCCAGGCTTTGCAACGGCCACACCGCCCTTGCCATCTGGTAAAATGCCGAGCTGCACGACGTTCTTGTTGGTAGCTGGATCGTAATAGTACCAAGTGGTAAGGTCCATTTTGAAGAGCAGTTGCGAGTCAGTCGCTTTGCTCACATCGACACCATCGATCGATACCTTCATACCGAAGTCTTTGCCATCGCCCCAGCCATTTTTCTGATAGCCAATAAGCATACGCTTTGTGTTGCCGTCAGAGAAGATCTGAGCTTTGTTGAGCGCATTCAAGCGGTTAATAACATCATTGAGCGCTGCCGTCTGTTCTTCGCGAGAAGCATTTGGCGGGATGTTTTGGAGGGTACCACCCTGCATAGATAGGCCTGGAGGCATTACTTCGGTCGTCCTTCCTTCACCTGCGCGATATAGCCATACAGCTCGACAGGTGTTTCAACTCCCTTGCGCTCGAAGCGGTACTGAATGTGACGGCCACGACCAGACATCGCTGATTTTTCATCGATCATCTTGGCACGGCCATATTTAGTACCATCGCCCCAGACGAATGATCCCCACTTAGCACCACCACCAGAAACAATGTACTGGCGCATATCGGGACGGTTCGCGAAGTCCATATCTTTACCGACAAGCATGATGTAATTCGAGTCAACGGTCCGAACGACAGGACGGAAACGCTTCACGCGTTTTTTGCTGGCACCTGATCCATAAATCTTATAGTTGGTCCAGTATTTCCAATCGATCGGCTTGCCCACATCGGAGTAGTTTGTTTCGCCCTTGAACATCCACGGTACAACTGAGCTAAATTCGATCAGCTCGTTGTTGTCCTGGGTCCACTCAAGCGAGCCGACAATGTTTCGGCCAGTATCCATGAACCACTGATCGGTAGCGATGTCATAGAGTGCCATACGATCATTGTGAGCGCTTGGAGCCTTCGCGTAATAGACGCGCAGCTGGTTGCGGTAGAGGTGAAGACGAACCTTGCTCTTATCAACGATCGACGAGAATTCGGGCTCCATTTTGCCTGAAATATCTCGGTCAGAAATACCATTGAAGGCGTTGACTGTGCCATCATCCGCCATAAAGTAAGCGTTGTTTTTGTCAACCGCGATCGCTTCGTCAGAAACAGCACCTTTCGTGCCGATCGCTTCTTTACGGGTGAAGCTGGAAATATCGTTTCCGTACACAATATGCTTGGTTTCATGGGTCCAAATGACCAGATTATCCTGGAATGAGCGCCAGCCAGTGATCGGATCGGAGTTTTTAGGGTCTGGTACATAGAAGAAGTTCACAGAAGGGTATGTCGCAAAATCATAGAGCTCGCTGAATCGAACCAGCGTCTTATCTGTTACGAAGAATGAGCGCCCTTGATGCACAATCACATGCGTTGCGCCGAGTGGAGCATTTGGAATGTTTGAAACGGCCGAGCCATCGTACCAGCGTGGAGCGTTGATACCGTTGACGTAGAGGTTTTTATCATCCACGAAAGCGAAGCGAACATAACTCGAGCCCGCGTTCAATGTTGAATCGAGCACCGATACAGTACCGTTGTCCTGAGCAGAATAAACAGAGTCATTCGCGCCAAAAAGAGTACGCTTTACACCGTTACTTGGGTAGCGACGAGCATAACCCTTCACACCGTCATCGAGCGACAGATACGATTTGAAGTGAAATGATGAGCCGAGGCTGTTCCATGACATACCACCGTCGGTACTATCGAGGTCGAGCGCACCACTATCAGCTGTTTGGCGGACGTAATAGCTGCCCGATCCATTATCCTGAATGAAGAGCAGGCCAAAGTAAGTATCGCCCGTGTTGAGCTTCGGACCATCCATCAAATAAGAGGAAAGATATTGGTAGGTGTCAGTAATATCAGACGACAAAATCGATGTTTCACCGATCACCTGGCCAGGTATACCGCCATTGTCTTCGCAGACTTGAATCATGACGTGACCTGTTGCACCTGGAGCACGTTTAAGCTCAAAATCTAATCGAGTGAGTGCGCCATCAGAAAGCGCTTCGAACGGCTGTGCTACGATGCGAGTAGTTGTAAACTCAACATCACCTATTGCAGTGGCCACATTTTGAGCATCCAGCGTCTCATTTACCGCCACACTCAAACGGACCGAACCCTTTCGAGTACGGTTAGCGACACGAGAATCATTGTCGTTGCGCGCGTACATGCGCGAGTTGATGGTATAAGGTGACTCACCCTTCGGCATAATCTGATCAGGCGTAATTAAATTGAGCCCACGCAGGTCGTAGGTTTCATCGATCTTCGGCTCAGTAGTGGCCATGATCTTGCGATTAGTCCGTCCGAAGCTACTTCGCATGGCCTACTCTCCCAGTCTCGGTACGCCCGTTGAATTACCTCGCCGACGACGGCTGTTCATGATGATCGGACCAGTCTTGCCACCGCCCCGTGCCTCGTTACGGATAAAGGTATTTACGAGAGTTTCAAGGTTGGTGCGCTCCTGAGCAGCTTCGGCATAGTCCTCATTGATTTCCATGATACGAGCTAGTGTACCCTTCGAAACGAGCTCAGAATAGCGATCTGGCACTTCACAGTCATCACCATCATCTTCCATTGGCGTAGGCTCACGCAAATAATCGATCTGAAAGGTGTGCGCTGCATTAAGAGGCGCTGCAAAACGCATCGCGTTACCGTACATAGTCCAGTCAGATTGACGAGCAGAAACAGCGCTGGCAAAATTCGCGTGGCGCTGCATAAATTGAGCATAAGGGATATATTCTTCGGTAATCGGTGCGACGTTCGGAACTGTACGGTAGATCGCGATCCAAGTCATAAAGTCGCTAGGAAAGTCGGCAGTAGTAGCGTTCGCCAAAACAGTGATCGTATCGCTCGACTCCATAAGTCGGGTGCGGGTATTGTTGAAAAGCTCATACACGAACCAGTTGGCTGCCTCTTTAATAAGGTCTTCATCAAATTGGTCATCTGTGAGTAATCCGCGTACTGATGTTACGATGTCTGCGAGTGTCATTTTTTTGTTTCTCCTATTTAGTATTGTACCATCCGTCACCCCAAAGCGTTAGCAGTCTGGTGAAATATGTTTCATACATTCTGCCCACAGTTTCTAAGGAGTAACGACTTACTGCAATATCACGAATTTGCTTCTTATCAAGATCCTCGACCATACCGACTGCTTCCAAAAATTCTTTGAAAGTACGACAGCGAAAACCAGTCACGCCATAGATGTTTGTTTCAGTAAAAGCGCCCCAGTCAGTCGTGATGATTGGCGTACCGCATAGCATAGCCTCTACTGCAACGCTCCCAAAGGGTTCAATGTACTGTGTTGGTACAAATACCGCCCGAGCGCCTCCCATAAGCTCTGCGCGCTTCTCAGGGCCTACTACACCCACATATTCACCGTAGGTTGGCGGTTCGCCTGGACCCGCCAAAATAAGCCGTTTACCAAGTCGCTCACATACGTCAGCAGCGATTTGAAAACCTTTGCGATCAGTGAGCCGACCGATATAAAGATAGTAGTCCTCTTTCTCTTCCTGGAAAGGAAAATCTTCGACTTCAAAATAATTTGGTATCACCGTATCAAACCAGTTGCCATCAAGTGCATTCGGGTTAGGATTGCTCGATCCGTAAACGGTATGCATCCAGGCGTAACTCTCAAATACTCGATATGGTGAAAAAGTACCACCGTAACCAATGCCAAATTCGACACACATCATAGCTGGCAGCGCATCAGCGATCGGCTTATGGCTCGTTCCGCCAATTAAACAGACAAAATCCTGCTCTCCTGCGCGCTTTTTGATCTCTTCGACTACTTTCCCATTGAATTTTTGCCAAGTGGGTAATAGTGGGTTAAAGTCCGCATTGACATAAAACTCGCCATTCAAAAACGCTACTCGCTCTTCTTCACTGATTACAGTCACCAACTCTGTTACGGTTGCTTCATTTTCCTCACCCGCATACAAAATAACTTCATGACCGAGCGCGCTCATCATATTACAGAATTTACGAACTTTTTCGGTGAATGCGCATGAGCTAAAAGCCTTTGTGGTTTGAGTGTGTGGAAGTGATACGACGTGAAATTTCATTATGTTGCGATGATGAAGTTAATTACTGCTGTTGGCTGCATCTGGTTCATGGCTGCGCTACTACCAGCTGAGTTCGTACCGCTCGATGTACCAATGTTATAGTTCGCACCTGCAGCCCAGAATCCACCTGCTGCGACGTAAGCATAGCTTTGAGTCGTGTGGGAGTGAGCTGCGAGCTCTGAAAGCGTCTGAACGTGAGTCGGTTCACCACCCATAGCACCCATGTTACCGAAGACACCATTGAGAGCCTGGTTGGAAAGGATGCCAGCTAATGTACCACCCATGCCGTCGCTACCAGCTGCAACACGACCACGAAAATCAGGTACATAGAAATTGCTCGTATCTGGCACTCCGAACGGTACATAGCGCAGCGTGTGTGTGCCTGACTGAGTACCACTAGTGTTGACTACCGTACCCGCATTTAAGCGAGCCGTAGTGAGCTGGAAGGTATTTGCAGTTTTATTGTAGACGAAATAAGTGGTATTGGCGGTGATGCCTGTTGGAAGCGCACCAGTGGTCGTGAAAATAACTGGATCACCATTCTGCAAACCATGAGCGGTAAGAGTTACAACACCAGGAGAAGCTATCGTCATGGTGACAGTGCCGAGGCTTGGCGCGATCACACCAAATAAAGCAGAATAAGTTGCCCGCGAGAGTGATTGACCATAACAAAACAGCCAGCCCGTAGGAGGTGTAAAACCAACATACTGCATTACCATACCTGTCAGATATGGTCCTGTTGGACCAGTAGCACCCGCAGGACCGCTCGGGCCAGTAGCTCCAGCACTTCCTGTTGGGCCTGTCGGTCCAGTTGGCCCTGTGGCACCAGTGCTACCAGCCGTTCCTTGAGGTCCAGTTGCTCCAATCGGACCCGTAGCTCCTACTGGTCCAGTTGCGCCCGTTGTCCCTGCAGTCCCTTGTGGACCTGTTGGCCCCGTTGGGCCAGTGGCACCGACGGCCCCTGTAGAACCAGTCGATCCTGTGGGACCAGTAGCACCTATCGGCCCTGTAGGGCCCGTAGCACCCGTGTCGCCCTTTGAAGCAGATAATTGCCATACAGTCTGCCAAGACGCGCCTACGCCTGGCTCAGTACTTGCTCCTGACGTATGATCAGCTGTTGCTGAATAACTCGAGCCATTATAAATAACCTGATCGGCAACGGCATAATTAGTGGCCGTAAGCCACCCGCCAACGAAAGTAGTCGAACCACCCGCCGTACCCTGTGGACCAGTGGCCCCAGTAGCGCCTGCAGGTCCCGTAGGCCCTGTTGCGCCAGTAAGTCCAGTTGTTCCTTGCGGACCAGTTGCACCCGCTGGCCCTGTGGCACCTGCTGGGCCCGTAGCGCCCGTTAAACCAGTCGGACCCGTTGCTCCAGTCAATCCCATTGGTCCCGTCGCTCCTGCGGGCCCTGTGGCTCCCGTAGGGCCAGGCACCGTGCTTGCAGCGCCCGTCGGACCAGTAGCACCTGCGGGACCAGTTGGTCCTGTAGGACCTGCTGATCCAGTCAAACCAGTGGGGCCCGTCGCACCGACAGGACCCGTTGCTCCAGCTGGGCCTGACGGACCAGTAGCGCCTGCAATACCTTGCGGACCAGTGGCTCCAGTCGGACCATTCGCGCCAGCGACACCTGCTGTACCTTGTGGGCCCGTAGGACCAGAAGGACCCGCTGGGCCCGATGGACCGCTGGGGCCTGCAGGTCCAGGAGTACCAGCAATAACAGATTGCACGTTGAACGATACACGCTGCATCGATACGTTGCTTTTCGCCTGAGATATAACTTGGCCGTTTACGACTGCCCCAGGCGCATAAGTGACGGCAATCCGTACTTGATCGGCCATTATACGCTCCTGTTGGTCGGTTTCCCGTCGATTTTCAGTTTACCTTCCACGACCGTGTTGACCACTGGATCAGCACCGCCAACAGCAGCATATTTGACCGTAATATCGTAGTAATAATTTCCTGGATTGATAGTCGTGTCATCAGCATCAAGAACAATGGTGGAGATACCGCGATCAGCACTCGGATCACCAGCTTCGTCAACATGCTCGGTCACATCTTTAGTAATTTTCGCACTGGTATCGGTAGCATCGGTATCTGATTCAACAGCTTTGGCCGTGAAATAAACAGTGGCCCCTGTCAGATCGACAGCAGCGCCATTTGCATCTGTGATAGTAACAGTGATCGGTAGGGTTGTGCCCCGTTTGATAGTAATATCTTGGTTTTTGGCCATTTTTTATTTCTCCTACTTGCATTATAGCAAAAAACCATAAGAAAAACGCCCCATTTCTGGAGCGCTTTTCCGAGCGGTCAGTCGCTACTAGGCTTGGAATGTCCAAGCACCAACAGCTTCTACGACGAACCAACCGTTGACACCATCAGAACGAAGTCGAACGTAGTCACCTGCGATCATATCGTCTTTTGCCATCAAGAGGTCTTTGTCATCCGTACCAGCTACACCGAGGCCCATGATCTTATCAGAGGCGTTTGGTGAAATGGTGTGGCCCTGGCTGCCGTTGCTGCCTGAACCAACTGGACCACCAGCTTTTACACCACCAAGACGAACGATGACTTCGAGGCCAACATTGGTCGAGGCAACTGCTGGAAGAGTGGTCGTCTTCGCATCAGCAGTTTGGTTTAAGACGACACCTGAATCGGCGATTGCTACGGTGTTGTCTGCGCTAACGTCTTCTGCAAAAAGACGGTGGCTATCATACAGTTTTCGAGTCGGCATGATTATTTACCAGCTTCCTTTTCCTCACGAGCCTTTGTGATCACCTCGCGAATTTTAGCGTTTGTGTCAGCTTCGGCAGGGAGAGTGATCTGCTCTTTTTCCGCAACTGTTTCGAGTTCAGCACGATTCAGCTTGTTGAAAGGCTTTTCGGCACCTTCATCTTCACTTTCGTCGTCACCTTCGCTCTCATCGCTACCAGCGTCACCGCCTGTAGCCTTCAACTCTTCGACTTTATCAGTCTCGCTTGCACCAGTGCCAGTAGAAGCATCTTGACGAGCTGCTACACGGGCCGTAGCCTCTTCCTGGGTTTCTGTCTTGGCCTGAGCCTTAACAGCGCTATCAGCACTTCCTGAGTTGCTCTCAGCAGTTTGAGCTGCCTTGAGGTCCGCGTTTTCTTTTTCGAGTGCGGATACTCGGGCGAGAACACCCTTGAGTGTTTCGTCAGCGGTGATACCGCCAAGTGGGTTCTCAGTCGCAAGATGTTTGGCATCAACCTCGATCTCTTTGACTTCCTCGGGCTTTGCAGCACGAACGAACTTGTAACCTACGCGTTCGACGGCAGCTGCTTGGCCATCACCGAACTTCGGGTGTACTTTAACGATCAGACGATCAACGACTTCACCATCGTCGTTCTTCAGCTCGTATAGACCAGCTGGGCGCAGTGGGCGTTCCTGGGAGCCGAATCCATTGGACTCGGCTGTTTCCCCAGCTCGGCTTGCTGCTAATTGTTCAGTAGTTTTAGGCATAGTATTTTCTTTCCTTCTGTTGCTTCTTATTATTAGGCGATCTTGCGAAGACGGATACCAACGCCCTTGTTTGCTGGAATGAATGCGTCGTAGTAGCGTCGACCTTCTGCTACCTTACCATCGATACCTTGAACGACATCGAGGATACGGACCATGTTGAACTTGGTAGGAGCTACGAGAACGTCCTTGCGAACAACCATGAAACCGAAGTTAGCGACGTAGTAGCTTGAAGGACAGACCACGATGGTCATACCAAGCACTTTACCGATCACACCAGTTTTGTTGTCAGCGTAAGACTTGTCACAAGCGCCCTTAAATTCTGGGTCACGCCACAGGTAAGTCTCAGCAGTAGCAGAGATGTAGACAACCAGGTCATCAACATCGACTTCTGCGTCGATCAGAGCTGCGCGTTCCGCCAAAATACCCTGGAAGATGTTGCTTGCGCTTAGGGCTGCAGTCGTAACTTGGCCGTTGGCAGAAGCGTAGGCAGCCAAAACAGTAAGGCGGTAAATGTCAGTCGTAGGAATGGATACCTCGCGGACCTGGCGCTTAACGGCTTTGTCGGCTTCCTGAACCATCATAGAGTCTTCCAAGTTTCCTCGGTCAACAGTGAAGGTGAAGGCTTTATCTTGTGAAAGGGTGAATTCTTGGACACCCGTACCCAATTCGACTAATGGACCAAAGCGGTCTTTACCGTAGCGAACGTAGTCGACTTCCGCAACAGTATCTACGTTGTAGATCGTCACACCAGCTACACCGTGGAAGGTAAGCGTGATGCCATTGTTAATGATCATGCTAGTCTTTGACTCGGTGCTCCACCGTTCGTCAAGGACAGCTAGATCTTCGTGTGCATAGTTTTGCATTTTTTTGAAGTTCCTTATTATTTATCAGTCGGACTTCAAGAACTCGGTACGATTGTAGCCAGATTTTTGTTTTGGCTGCTGCGTACTCGCGTTTCGTGAAGGACCGTTTGCTTGCTGTTCCTTCGCAATTCGCTCACGCTCTTTTCGAGCAGCTTCTTGTTCTATAGCAGTAGTGTCGCTAGAGGCATTGAGACGTGCTTTTGCAAGCATGTGCCAGTCCTCCAAGTTATCAGGGTTGGTCCAGTATTCGTAGGCAGCTTGGCCACCTTTGTCTACTTTCTCTTTCAAAATATCACCCATAACTTTAGACTCTTCGGGAGTGACGGGATGTGTTGAGAAGTATTCAGACTGTAAACGCGCAGTGCGTTCCGACTTGTTAGATCGCTCTAACTCATTCACTTTTTTTACGAGTGGATCGTCGTCGTCATTTTCTTCGTCATCTTGCTTATTGTCGGTGGGCTTAGAATCTTTCATGGCATCCTGCACCGCTGCAGCTGCCTTCTTAGCCTCCTGTTCACGCGAGAATTCGCGTTGGCCATCACGGATCTCCTGTAGGAGCTTGCGTTCACCATCGGTCGTAGGTACCGCCCGATTGGTTTTCTTGGCCCATTCGTCAAGGTCGTCATCGAACTTTGAAGCAGAGGAGTTATCTTCCTCTTCGTCAGTTTTTGATTTATCATCATCAGCCGACGAGTCGGTAGATTTTGATGAGTCCAGGTTATCGGTGCCCTTATCGGCATCGGTCTGCTGATCCGTCGTCGCTTTTCCCTGGTCAGTTTGGTTATCAGCATTTTGCTGGTCAGACTGGTTGTCAGCTGCGTCGGTTGTGGAATCGTTTTCCATCATTTCTCCTTAATTTGTGTTTGAATGCGCAAACCATCTAATGTGGTTATGGTACTAGAATATACGCTTGCGAAAAATTATGCAACAGGCGCGGGCGGAGTAGGCTCATCTTCTGTGGAAACATCGTCAGTCTCGGCCTCAGCAGCCTCCTGAACCTCTACCTTTGCAGACTCAGTAAGCTGGCGCAAAACATACCCTTCGAGCTCTTCGATACCAGAGGCCTTGTCGAGCTCGCTCAGACGCTTCGCCTGGTCATAATAGACAATTTCTTGAACGGGCTTGCCCTTAGCATCAAATTCACCAGTGTCACGATAGCCAACGCCGTCTTTGGCCATTTTGGTGTGGTAAGCAGCGAATGATTTCGCCTTCGCCAAAAGATCGCGGAAAGCGGGCTCATCTTTGATACGGGCATAAGAATGCTTGATAGCATCCACTTCTTTTGACTGCTCCTCAACTCGTGCTTTATGGGCTGCTCGGCGTGTTTGCAAGCGTCCCTGTACTTCATGTGATCGATCGTTTGGTCCTGGCATAGTGATTGTTGCTCCTTTTTTTACTAACCTTTAGTATATCACGCCATCGCTGGTGCCATACCTGCAGGTGCTTGCGCAGGAGTAGGTGCTGGCGGTGCGATCATGTTTTCCATTCCAGGAACGACAGTTTTGCCGTCCGACAAAGTAGCAGGGTCCATCATATCGACACCTTTGGCAGCCTGCTCGACCATACGGTTCTGCATGTCACCCTTGAGAGAAGGATCTGGGTCCCAGCCAAGATCGATTTGAGCCTGGTAACGGCCCCACGGTTCGAGGTCTTTGTAGGCAACTTGCAAGAAGTCTTTGTCATTAGCATCTTCGTTTGGCTGTGCTGGTGGTGCAAGCATCTTGTTGAATTTCTCATCGGTAATATCAGGATTGATGGTTTGGACCATGAAGCGCTTAATCTCAACAGGATCAAAGATACCTTGTGGGTCATTGGTGAGGATCTCAAAGATCTGATTTTGCTTTTGGCCAACTTCCATCTGTTTCTGCTTGATATTGCTATCGAGCTCGACATGTGGCTCCCATTCACCATTGAATTCCCACGGATCGAAGTCGCGGAAGGCGACACCCTTCGGCCCGACAATACGAATTGCAGTTTTGCGAGTGACAAAAATTTGAACCAGTTTGCAGATCACGCCACCGAGCTGAGCATAACCCTCTGATTCAAGGTTGCTGAGCTTCGTAGAGAAGCGGTTTTGAGCCTGGGCAAGCTGAGTCGACACTTCTGTAGCAGTCGTGCGACTCGAGCTTTGAGAGACACCCTGGACAGCATCATCAGCAGCCGTAGCCCGACGCATACGCGCAGCGATGCGCTCTTTCTTGTTGTCAAGGTCTTGGCTAAGCTGAGGACGCTCGAGTGGAGAGATAGCACCCTTTGGAATTGGGTACACGGCACCAGGAATAGTTTCAATTTCAGGCGCAAGATCGGCGAATTGCGGATCGATCTGGTACATCGGCGTATTTTGGTACGCGTTATTATCGACATCCATCGCTTCATAGTCATTGAGCAGCTCGGCATCACCCATGATGATAGCCATTTCACCCTCACCATAAAACAGAGAGGTATCAACATAATCACGAAGTACGGCAAACGGTAGGAATGGCTTGATTTCATCGAGCTTGCGCTTGGTAGTAACAGTCTGGCCGTCAACTTCGACCTCGACATCCTCTTCCATTTCTTCGCGCTGGCACCAGGTTGGTTCGTTATAAATAAATTCTTTTCGGTTTCCGATCTCGACGAGTCGGCCAGTCATCAGGTCATACAGCTTAATAACTGCGACCTGGCGCTCGACAGCTTGGTCCCCCAAAGTAGAGCCGTTGAACATATCTTTGAAGGCTTTATCTGGTGCAGCTTTGTCGCCGTTGCCTGCGCCACCTGATTTCGATTCCTTATCGAAGCCGATTTTATCAAGGTTCTTGTAACGAGGTACCATCTTATCCTCTTTCGGATCGTAGATCATTTCGCGTTCGAGGATGGTTTTATCGACAAAGTATCGATAGCCTGCGTAGCGGGCTGGATTCGTAGTCTGAGTCAGCCCAGTTGAAAGCGGATCGACAAAGAAGTCACGAAGCGGGATATTCTCGATGAATGGCTTACCTTCGCGCCAGGTGACGTGCAAAATACCAGTACCGTACAGCAACATATCGCGGACCCACTCTTGATTTTTGAGGCCCATCTGGTTGACGGTCATGTAATAATCGAGCATCCCGTTGAGCACGTCAGTGTCGTCAGTCTGCTCTTCATTGGTTTTTACGAAGTGGAATTTCGGGCTACCACCCGCGATGTTGGCTACCAAAGTCTCAATGATCGTGTGAGATTCGCGAATAACAGGGTCAGAAATACCCTCATATTGGCGAATGACTCGCTGGCCCTTGTATACGCGGAAATAATTGTCCCAGTTGGTGCGAAAACCAGTATCAACATACTGGACCGCATCATCGAACATTTTCAGCGCATCATCGAGGCTCAACTCACCTGGCTCGACGGACAGCTCGGTGTGCTTTTCGCGCTTCTCGTCTTCGGGAGACTGCTTCGCGCGTACGTCCGCTGTTTGAGCTGGTTGTGGTGGAGTCATTGAAGGCGCTGGTGCTTGTGGTTGCATTTGTGTTTCTCGTAGGTTTATAAATTTGTTCTTTTGCGTACTCCGTGTCGTAAGCGGACCATTCAGCCATTTGGAGTGCGATTGCCATTGACATCACACAGTCATCGTGCTGGCCCTGCTGGGCATTCATGGAGCCGTTATCGTCGCGGACGTAGCTCATACATTCACGGATGAATACTACATCTAGGTCGATTATATCATTTTCCCTAATGCTTCGCACTAGTTCGTTAATCATAACTGGTTTTGTTTTCTTATTGGTCAGCCAGCCGAATTTTGAGGTGCGAATTTGGAACTGCTCATCTTCGGCAGATTCACGCATATACAGGTTACGGTAAAAGGTATTTTTGAGCTTCGCAGCAGTGGTCAGGCCGTGGTTGTTGATTTCCACACCGACAAGCGCTTTGTTATAGAACATACCGATCGCAAATACCACATCCCCCAAAAGATCAGGGTCAATCAAACCGCGCCATCGAGCCACAGTTTTACGGGATTTAATATCGACGACAGTAATAACCGAGAAGTCAGGCTCTTTACCCTTGCTTGATTCGATCTCGATACCTTCGGAAACGTCCACGCCGATCGCATATTTCTTGCCCTTTTCAGGCAGCCACCACACACGCAGGGCCGACGGATCGACGTTCTCGTTGACGCGACGGAACTCCTTGAAAATATACTTTTCAGCGCTCTGAGTGTCTTCATTTTTGACGATCTCACCACACATGTATGGCCTGGTTTTCTCTGCATCGCGGGCAATCTTCTCCATAGCCTGCAGCTGGCGGGTATCAAACACGGGCCGACCGCTGGCCAGGAACGCTTCTTCTGGGGTAGATGGATACTCCTGGTAGAATTTCTTCGGATCAGTACGGAACTCGAGCTTTTTGCGACGACGGAAAGCGATCTTACGGGGCCATGATTCGCGCGGATAGTTACGCTCTTCAAACAGCTCATACAGGGACGTTTCTTCATCGTCCAGGTGGCCAAGATCTTCGTCAGTAGCGGGCAGTTCGTATTTGTAGTGCTGGTGCCACGGGAAAAACAAGGGCTTGAATTGGCTCTCACCACGCATCGCCAACTGCCATTCATCGTAGAAGTAGCCACCGATACCATTGGCCGTGCTCTCCAAAAATACGAAGCTCTCAGGTGCCATCGGGACCGCCTGCAGCGCACTCGATACGATGTCGGCCGAATCATCCCAGAAAGCTACCTCGGACCCGTGGAAGAAGTTGATGTTATCGGCGCGACCCTTACCGTCTGCAGCCACCATCGTCTTAATCTCGGACTGTAAGCCTGGCGGAGTTTGGCCCATTTCGGCATAATCCTTCTTTACCTCGTCGGAAACGTCAAATACCAGTTCGGCTTTGGTGTTATATTTTCGATCGGGCTGGAAGAACGGGTGACTGTACTCGTAGTAACGACGGAACATCTTATACAGCGAGTTGACCGCGTTCTTTTCGTGGGCGATGATCACGCTGGTGACATAGCGGTGAGTGCTGGTCCACCAGTAGCAAAGTGCCTCGATCAGCGTCGAGATACCCATCTGGCGGGCCTTGAGGATAATATAGCGGATCGGTCGGCCGTGGATCAGGTCGTCAATCACCTCTTCGAGCAGGGCATTTTGCTCCCAGTTCAACACACTTTTCAGCGGTACGAGCTGCTTCGTCATCTTCTCTTTGATGACCAAGTTGCGCTCACAAAACAGGAAAAAGTCGTCGGCAATTATTTTAATCGATCGACGCGCTTGCTCTTCGTCACTCAGATCATCGTAGTCTTCGATGAGACTGATGATTATAGTGCGGGATTCTGCCGAGAGTTCTGGGTGATTGGCCATTTTTGTGTCCTTTTTGCTGTAAGTGGGTCCAGCGGGTGATCTTTATTCCATGTTTCGTACTGTTCAGGGGTAGGTGTTGGCTGTACGAGCCCCTTTTCCTTCTTGATTATATCAAGCGCCATGATTCCTGCAGCCTGTTCGACTGCTAATTGGAAAAACTGCGATTTATTGTCGATGTCCTTGAGGATCGCAAGGTGATGAGCGGGCATCCAAATGTTGATGCGTTTGCCAGGCTGGTAGTTTTTCAGCTTTGGCATCAGAATGCTGGCTCCACTTCTGCTTCTTCGTCGGATCGGTCGATCGGATCAGGGTAAAACAGCTTAAACTTGGCGGTCCGCCACGGCGTATTCACCTTTGACTTTACGATCGTCGCTTCAACTTCCTGGCCAATAAACTTTTTAGCCTTCGTATCGGCTGCTGTACGGCCGAAGCGCCACGATTTGATAGTTTTCAGGCTGATCATGAGCGAAGCGTTGTAATCCTTCCCAGAACCGCCAGGAGTGTACGTTTCGGGCGTGTAGGTGCCGATTTTATCACGGGTTTGGTTGATGATGACCAGTGCCGTCTTCGAATCGCGCAGATCGCCCATAAGCAGCTCGAGCGTCTTGTTGAACACTTTGGCCTTCTGGCCTATGTTGCTGGCGGTAATATCGCTCTCAGCGACCGTTTTGGTGGTCGTCATAGCGAGCGAGTCGAGCACGATGAGATCATAGTCCTTACTGGCCACTGCCTTGCGTAGCAGCGCGGAAATATCCTCCAAATAAGCAGATTTGTTGTAGAGCTCGAACTTTTTCGGGTCCAGGCGCAATTTCACCAAAAGAGAGGGGTTCAGGCTGGCCTCGGAATCGATATACAACACCTTGCGGTCCTTGAGCCCCGCGATCATGTTGAGGCAGAGAGTCGTTTTACCAACGCTGTAGCGCCCCTCGATCTGTGTCAGGCGACCCTTCGGTATCATAGTCAGCGCATCGAACGCAGGAATACCAGTCGATAGCCACTCCACCTCTTCGAGCCCCATTTTTTTGAAAGCCTTGAGCGCTTTTTCTTCGTCATAATTTTCTGGTGCGGGCCGTTCAAACGGATTTTCAGATAGCGTAGCGATCTTGGCACCGCCTGGCAGGTGTCGCAGTCGGTCCTCGCGATCATTATGAGCCTTGATCGCCTCGGGACTAGTAGCAACTTTGGCTTTTCGGCCGTACTCAACACGACATTTTGGTGAGCAGAACAACGCGGTTTCGCGCTTGGCCTCGAATTCCACTTGGTCGTTAAGACAGATCTTCTTCATCGTCATCCTTCTTACGGTCGATCCAGGCGACCCGTTTTAATTGCTTCACACCACAGTTTTCACACTCGACTTGAGGGACACGCATACCCTTTTCGATAGCGTACATCCGCGCATCGCCACAGTTGTGACAGTGCAGCTCGAGTTCGTAGGCCCCTTCCATCACGCAGCCCCATCAGGATCGTTACGGTCAGGAAAAATAATCAGGTCCGTTACAGCCAACTGGCCAGCGCGTTCCTGGGCCAAGCGTCGCAGCCACACCCGCTTTTTTAATTCGGGGTACTCGTCGATATACACGACATTTTCAGTATCGGGAGCGCCCTCTACCATGAGTCGAATCCACCAAAAATAAAATAGAGAAGCAGCACGACGGCAACGAAGCCGAAAAACTGCAAACATGCATTTCTGGTGGTTTTATCCCGCCCGAAGTGCGTTGTCGGCCGATGGTTAGGCACTCCAGTTTTCCTTTTCACCCAGCACGACGATGCGTGATTCGGTTTCGAGCTCAAAGCCCTCAGTGAATTGTGGCTGCTTATTCATGCCCTGCAGGTCCGTGACAGCTTCCACGAACGATACACCGTTCTTAGCAGAGTCAGAGCCATCCTCGGGCCGAATAAAGCCCCCTACGCGCAACTGATTCCAGCTGGAGCGTGGATCTTTCAAAAATTCAAAACGCCAGTTATCGAGAGTAATCTTAGGTTTCATAACATCCTTTCATTGATAGTCTTAGCGTAACAAATTAGCGTAACAAACACAAGCACTGTTACGCTAAAAATTAGAGAAAAATTTTAATAGGGTCAGAAAAAAATATAGGGGCGAGATACGCGAAGGTACAGGTACCGTCCCATATACATTCTATATATAAGGTGTGAACGGCGCGGCGAGAGTCGGGCCCACCCCCGCCCCCCTACCCCCTGCCTAATAT